TCATTTAACGGAGGAACAGATTATGACCTTGGGAACGCAGGATTTGGAATTGATTAAGCGGGAAGTGGCCGGCATCCGGGACTTTTATCAGTCCCGGCTGGAGGCGGAATTGCCGCCCTTGCAGGAGGAAGTGGGCCGCATCGCGGCGCAGCTGACCCGGGCGCAGGAACAGTGGCGGGCCGGGGAAAAGCAGGCCATCCTCGCCAAGTACGGCGGCGCCGATCGGCCGCGGGTCGGTCACGGCAAGTATCGGGGGCTGGATGCCTTGTCCCTGGCCTACATCGGCAGCGTGCTGAAAGCCCAGCTGCGGGAGCCGGCCGGCCTGAATCCCCGGATGCTGGAGGATTGGCAGCACAACCTGAAAGCGGCGATGGACAGTACCACCGCCGGCTCCGGGGATGAACTGGTGGCGACCCGGGAGGCGGCCGCCCTGTGGGAGGATGTGAACCTGGAAACCCTGGTCGCCCCGCTCTTTTCCCGGGTGGATATGCCCAGCAATCCCTTTGAGATTCCCCTGCAACTGGGCGGGGTGAACTGGTATCCGGGAACGGAAAACCTGGCGGCCACCGGCACGGCCCTGAACACCGCCCGCCAGACCCTGAACGCCTATGAACTGGTGGCGGAAGTCCCCTGGTCGCTGACCCTGGACGAGGACGCCGTTATCGCGATGGCCGAGGAGGTGCGGAGTTCCCTGGTGCGGAATGCGGTGGAGGTTATCGACGATGCCCTGCTGAATGCCGACACCACCACGGTCAACAACATCAACGCCGACGGGGCTACCATCAGCACCGCCGACGCCAAAAAGGCGCAGTGGCTGCTGGGCTTTGACGGGCTGCTGCATCTGCCGCTGGTGGACAACACCGGGCAGGGCAACAATCATAACGCCGCCGTGTCCGATGCTATGTTCAACGAAATCCGGGGCAAGCTGGGCAAGTACGGGGTGCGCCCCTCGGAACTGGCCTACATCACCGATGTCAACACCTATATCAAAGCCCTGGCGGTGGACAACTTCCGCACTTTGGACAAGCTGGGGCCGAACGCTACCCTGCTGCGCGGCCAGCTGGGTTCCGTGGAAGGGATTCCGGTCATCGTGTCGGAACAAATGGCGGTGGCGGACAGCGATGGCAAGGTAACGGATGCCGGCAATACGGCGGACACCGGCCGCCTGCTGCTGGTGAATCGGACCCAGTGGCGGGTGGGTTTCCGGCGGGAATTGATGATTGAAACCACCCGGGACATCCAGAAACGGCAGAACATTATGGTGGTCAGTATGCGGCTGGCCTTTATGGAACGGACGGGCAGCCGCAGCAGCGCCACCCACACCGCCCTGCAATACAACATCACCGGGGTTTAAGGGCGCGGCGTCCCTGGCTGGTTCTTGTCCGCCCATCCTTCAACCAGTTCAGGATGAGCGGACAAGAACCCCGGAAACCGTCATCCCCGCCGCCCCTACCGTCATTCCCGCGTAAGCGGGAATCCGGGGGATGGCCGGCCGGCAATGGGCTTGTCTTACGCAGTACCGTTCGGGATTCCCGCTTACGCGGGAATGACGGTAGAGGGGGCGGGAATGGCGGTAGGGGGGCGGCCGGCAATGGGCTTGTCTTACGCAGTACCGTTCGGGATTCCCGCTTACGCGGGAATGACGGTAGGGGGCGGCGGGAATGGCGGTAGAGGGGTCGGGAATGACGGTAGGCGGCCGGGAATGACGGTATCCGGGGCGGCGGGATGACGGCAATAGGGACGGTAAAGGAGCGGAAATTATGACCAGTGCCTACAGCAGTTTGGACACGCTGAAATCCGCCGGGGTGTTGAACCTGGCCGGCAATCTTTATGATGGGCGGCTGCTGGCCCTGCTGGAAACGGCCTCCCGCTGGATTGACGGCTATTGCAACCGCCCTTTCTATGCGGTATCGGCAACCCGGCTTTTTGACGGCAACGGCCGGCAACGGCTGCCCTTGCCCGATTTAATCGGCATAACCGCCCTGCAAACCCGCCCTAATCCCGGCGCGGCCTGGATCGAGTGGGCGGTTGAGGATTATCAGCCTTATCCCGCTGATGCCGGGCCGCGGCAGCCCGGCGGCCGGCCCTATGGCGGCGTGGCGGTGTCTCCGGAGGGCGCGGCCGCCGGCCGGGTCTTTCCGGCGGGCGTTGCCACGGTGTCCATCGCTGGCTTATGGGGATTCGGCGCGGTTACGGCGGCCAGTGGTACGACCCTTAAAGCCGGCAGTCCCTTGACGGCGGCGGCCAACACTCTGACCGCCGCGGCTGAGGGCAAAATATCCGCCGGCCAGACTTTGGCAATTGGCGCGGAGCAGTTGTATGTAACGGCGGTCGAGGGCGCGGCGGTGGCGGTCTGGCGCGGCGTCAATGGCACGGCGGCGGCCGCCCACGATGCGGAAACGGCGATGGCGGTCTATCAATATCCGGGGCCGGTGGCCGAGGCCGCCCTGCAACTGGCGGCGGATTGGTGGCATCGCCGCGATCGCTTTGCCCTGCCGGGAGCCGGCGGCGCGGCCGGGGAATCGTCGCCGGGCCGGGCGGTAACGGAACTCCTGGCGGCCTATCGGCGGCTGGCGGTAGGGGGCTAGGAATGGCTAAATACCCGATGGCGGGACACAGCTATATTGAGGTGGATGATGCCGGCGGCTTGCCGCGCAACTTGTCCCCCTATATCGCCGAAATTGAACCTCTGGGCCGGGCCGTGGCCGGAGTGGATGTTACCGGCTTGAAAGATGCGGCGCAGCGGACGGGGGCCGGCCCGGAAAGGGCGCAGGAGTTTGCCCTGTACGGATTCTTTGACGATACGCCGGTCAGCGGGCCGGATGCGACCCTGGCCGGCATTGTGGGCCGGATTGGCACCGTCAGCTACGGGCCGGCCGGCAAGCAGGCCGGGCAGCGGAAAATCAGCGGCGAGTTTCTGTGCCTCAGCTATCAGGTTTTCGGCCGGGGGGACGGCCCGGTGCGCTTTCAAGCCCGCTTTCGGCAAAACGGCCCGGTGGTTTTCGGGGTTTGGGATTAGGGGCGGTTAGGTCTTGCGCCCGCGGCCGTCATTCCCGCGTAAGCGGGAATCCAGTAAATCCTGACCAAGAAAGCACCATCATCCATACAAGACTTTCTGGATTCCCGCCTGCGCGGGAATGACGGTAAAGGGGTTGCCCGGATTCCCGCCTGCGCGGGAATGACGGTAAAGGGGTTGCCCGGATTCCCGCTTGCGCGGGAATGACGGTAGGGGGATGGCGGTAATAATGGTAGTGGGCGGAAAGGGGGGATGGGTTGTCCGGGGCGTAAATCATAGGGACGGGAGGGTAGAAGTTATGGCTAATCCGCAGTGGCGGGTGGGGGTGGATTGGGAGGGGGATGGGGCGTGGGGGGCGGCCGGCAAGGATGTTACCGCCGACATCATGGCTTTGCGCTGGCGCTGGGGGCGCTGGTCGGATAGCGAGCGGCCGGCCCCGGCCCATCTGGAACTGACCCTCCGCAACGCTGACCATAAATATACGCCGGGCAATGCGGCCTCGCCGTTGGCCGGGAAAGGGGCGGCCGGCCGCCCAATCTGGGCCGCCCTGGCCTATCCCTGGGAGGATGGCAGTGGGGATGATGGTACGGACCTGGCCGGCCGGATACCGCCCATCAGTGACGGATCCCCTTGGGTCAAGGAAACGGCCGGTACCAGCGGCCTGGTTAGCGGCGGCGGTCAAATCCGCCCGCAAATCGGCCGCGGGGATTGCATCTATACCCTGGATTTCGGGGCGGCCGCGGGGCCTATCGGCTTTAACTATCGGCGCGGCAGCAATGGCAAGGGCGGCGTGGCGCTGCGCCTGGTCAGCGTCTGGGACTATCTGCGGGTGCGCTTTGGCAACACTGGCACTCTGCTGGAAAAGGTCAGTTTCGGCTATCCGACCGTCTTGCGGCGCGGCCCGGCTTTGACCGCCGGCGTCAACTACTTTATTGAAATCGAGCTGCACGGCAACGCGGTACGGTTGTTCGCCACGGACTTGGATGGCGGTACGGCCGACCGCAAGGAAATCCTCGACGGGCAAGGCAATGCCGGCAACTTGACCGCGACTAAACACGGCCTTTGGCACGATGGCACGGCCGCCGTTGACCGCTGGGCTAACTTCGGCGGCTGGCGCAGCCTGTTCTATGGGAAAGTGGAATCCGTGTCCCCGGAACGGGATGCGGAAAGGGGTGAAATCTGCCGTTTGACGGCGGTCGATGGGCTGGCCGGCTTGGAACAAGTCCGCCTGTTCCGGCTGCTGACCGGGCGCAATCTGAACGCCGCCGCTATTGCCAACCGCATCTTGACCTGGGCCGGGTTCAGCGCCAACCACCGCCGGCTGGAGGGCGGCCCGACCCTGATTGCCGACGCACCCCGGGCCTTGTGGGAGGTGACGGCGGCCCGGGCCTTGTATGCCTTGCAGCGGGAATCGGACGGGTTTATCTATCAGGATGGCCGGGGCTATCTGCGGTTGGAAATGGCGGGACACCGGACTAGTGGGGCGCATACCGCCGTCCAAGCCGTCTTTGCCGATAGCCCGGATTCCAGCCCTTCCTTGAGCCAACTGATGGCGGATAGCGGCGCGGATGGCATAGAAAATGTCCTTACTTTCCGCTATCGCCGGGCGGAAAATCGCGGCTTGCAGGAAATCTGGCGGCTGCGGGAAACGGCGGCGATCCCGGCCGGCGGCCGCCGGGAGTTTCTGGCGGAAAGCGGCAGCTATGCTTTAGCGGATCGGATCCGCTTGCCCCTAGCCACCGCCGACTACGCCGCCAACCGCCGGGCCGACGGCAGCGGCGCCGATTTGACCAGCAGCCTGGCCGTATCCCTGCCCTACGCCGCCGGCGGTAGCGGCCCCGGCTATGGCGGCAAAGGCACGGTGGTGCGGGTGGAAAACCGCCATAGCACGGCGGCGGCCTATGTAACGCTGCTGCGCCTGCAAGCCGACCGGGCCTATCGGGATTATGAACCGGTCAGTTGCCAAGCGGCGGATGCGGCCAGTCAAGCCCGCTACGGAATCCGTTCCCGCACGGTGGATTGCCGCTTTATTGACCATTATGCGGCGGCGCGGCGGACGGCGGCGGCCCGCCTGGCCCGGCGCAAAGATGCCCGCCCAGGGGGGATTTTGACCCTGACCAACCGGGATAGCGGCAATCTGCGGCAAATCGTCCAGCGGGTGCTGTCGGACCGCATCCGGATAGTATGCCCGGAGCGGGGCGTCAACGGCGACTTTTTCATTGAGGGAATGGAACTAACGGCGGTGGCCGGCGCCGGGGAACTAACAGCCCACTGGCGCGTCCGCGCCGCCGGGAATTAACCGGAATTAACATGGATAGACAGGATTAACAGGATTTTTGTATCTGCCGGGAACGGTTATTGATGGTCAGTACCGTTCTATACAGATATACAATCCTGTTTATCCTGTATATCCATGTCAATTAAAAAAGGAGGTTGGGATGATTGCGACTCAGGATTTTGCCCGGGAGGTTTGGCTGTCTTTGGAAAACATCCGGGAACGGCTGGCGGCGTTGGAAACGGAGGCCCGGCACACCCGCCATCACCTGCAACGGCTGGAGGAACAGGCGGCGGCCGCTGCCGTTGCCGCCGCGGCGGCCGGGGAAAGCCGCCCGGCCGGGAGCCGCCGGCGGGATAGGGATGAGGACGCCGCTGCGGATAGCGGGGCGGTCATCCACATCCGTATCAGTCGGAAAACTTTGGGCAGCCTGGGCGGCGGCGGGGTAGTGGGCGGCGGCCTGCTGGCCGGGGTAATGGGCCTGGGCCGGGCCTTGGGGTGGTGGTAGGTGGGGGCGGCCGCGCCGGGCCAGGGGGAGACGGATTCAAACATGGATATACAGGATAAACAGGATTTGAGGTCTGATTAGAACGGTTTTGACCGTCAACAAACTTTCTAATCAGATAAAAGAATTCTGTTAATCCTGTCTATCCATGTTTGAATCCGCCCCCTACCGTCATTCCCGCGTAAGCGGGAATCCGGCGGCGGTTGGACGGCAAGGGGCTGGTCTTTTCAGTACCGTTCGGGATTCCCGCTTACGCGGGAATGACGGTAGGAGGCTGCGGGTATGACGGTAAAGGGGGGCGGGTATGACGGTAAAAATGGGGGAAGGACGGTTTCTATAGGCAATTGCCCGGCGCGGCCGCCCGTGCTACGCTGTCCAAGCCGGGTTTCCCTTTGACAATATGCCGGCCCCAGGAGAATTGCCGATGCGATATGATGTTATTCTCATCCAGTCGGACGAGGGCTATGCCGTCCACTGCCCGGCTTTGCCGCCGTGCTGGTCGCAAGGGGCGACGCGAGAGGAAGCTCTGGAAAACATCCGCGACGCCATCGCCGAATACCAGGACTATAGGGGCGAAAAGGCCGCCGAGCTGATAGCCGAAGCGCGGCGGGAGGGCTGCCGGGTCGAGGAATGTGCGGTGGCGGTGGCAACCGGGGTTAAAGTTATAGTTTAACTGCCGCAGGGTTTTGCCTTAATCCCCTTACTGGTGTAAGTCCGCCGCCCAAGAGGATTTGCTATGCCGCTAATTCCTACCCACCGCTTGCCGACCCATCCCGGGGAGATGCTACGGGAGGATTTCTTGAAACCCCGCGGCATCTCCCGCAGGGCTTTTGCCGCCGCCCTGGATCTGCCCTATGGCCGGGTCAACAAAATCCTCAATTGCCAGGGGCGGGTAACGGCCGCCATTGCCTATCGCCTGTCCAAATATACCGGCATCAGCCCGGAGTTCTGGCTGAACGGCCAAATGGCATGGGATATGTACCACGCTTTGCGCTCGGAAGCGGCGGTGCTGGAACGGATTCAGCCCTTGGCGCGGGAGGACTTGCCCTATGCCGAGGAAGTAGCGGCGGACTGAGGGGGGCGGTGGCGGCGATCGGGGGAAAGGGCGGGGTTTTATTCAGGATTGCCGGGCCGGTTGACCTTAACCCGCCGGCCGGGTTAGTATGTTCCGGTGATTGAGGGATTTGCGGATCAGGGAACGCGGGATATAGCCTACGGCGTCAACAGCCCGGCGGCCCGGCGCGCTTGCCCGCAACACTTGTGGCCGGCGGCCCGGCGCAAGCTGGATAGGCTTGACCGGGCGCGCCGCTTGGGGGACTTGACTTCAGAGCCCGGAAACCGGCTCGAAGCGTTAAGAGGATCCCGGCGCGGCCAGCACAGCATCCGCATCAACGACCAGTACCGTATCTGTTTTGTCTGGAACTCGGGTTCGGCAACCGCTGTGTCCATCACTGATTACCACGACTGACCGGCCAATCCGCCCCGGAGGTACGCTATGCCGCTAATTCCTACCCACCGCCCGCCGACCCATTCGGGGGAGATGCTGCTCGAGGAATTCTTGAAGCCTATGGGCATCAGCCAGCGGCAGTTGGCTGACGCCATCGGGGTTCCCTACCAGCGAATTAACAAACTTATCAACGGAAAGGGGCGGGTAACGGCCGGCTTGGCCTACCGCCTGGCCAAGTATATCGGCACCACGCCGGATTTCTGGCTGAACGGCCAAATGGCGTGGGATATGTACCACGCTTTGCGCTCGGAAGCGGCGGCGTTGGAACGGATTCAGCCGTTGGAACGGGAGGACTTGCCCTATGTCGAGGAAGCGGCGGCGGACTGAGGGGATTCCCCTCTCTACCGTCCTTCCCGCGTAAGCGGGAATCCCGCGGTGCCTTGCCGAGGCTGCGGCGTCATAAGGCAATACCGTCCTAGATTCCCGCTTACGCGGGAATGACGGTATAAAGAGGCGGGAATGATGGCAAAGAGTATCGGGAATGACGGTAGAGAGGGGCGGGAAGTACGGTAATGGGGGCCGGGAAGGACTTGGCCCGCCGCCCGGAATCCATCCGCCCGTCCGCCGCCCCCACCGCTACTGCCCCCGGTGGTGGCCGAACAGAGCCCCTACCGATTGGCCGCGGTGGATGCGCCGGATGGCCTCGCCCAAGAGCGGGGCGATGGACAGCACCTTGACTTTGTCGCAAGGCTGCCCGCCGGCCAAGGGCAGGGTGTCGGTAACGACCACTTCCGCAAAGCTGCTGTCGGCGATGACCTCGTAAGCCCGCCGGGCAAAGACCGGATGGGTGGCGCAGCAATAAACCTGGGTTACGCCGCAATTCAGCAGGGCCTGGCCGGCGTTCACCGTCGTGCCGCCGGTCAAAATTTCATCGTCAAAAGTCAACGCCGCCTTGCCGCGCACATCCCCGATAACATTCAGGGTTTCC